CGGCAGCCGGCGCCTGAAGAAGATGGAGATGGCTGACCTGCTGTCGTTGGAAAGTAGCCTGAAGACTGAGGTGAAGCGCGAGCAGAAGGCGAGCATGATCGCCAACGGCCTCGGCAATCCCCACAACTTGTTCGTGAGATTCTGATGGGCGTTCGTTCTGCGATCCGTGAATTGTTCCGGCGCAACGCGGCGCCGATCCCACCACCGCGTCGGCGGATGTATGAAGGCGCCAAGGTCAGCCGGCTGACCAGCGACTGGGTGACAGGCGGCACCAGCGCCGACGCCGAGATCAAAGGCAGCCTGGCGCGGTTGCGCAACCGCAGCCGCCAGCTGGTGCGGGACAACGACTATGCGCGGCAGGCAATCCGCGCGGTGAAGAACAACGTGATCGGCACCGGGATCAGGATGCAGTCGCAGGTGCGAATGCAACGCGGCGGCGGGCGGCTGGACCAGACGGTGAACGATGCGATCGAAAACGCCTGGGCGATGTGGGGCAGGAAGGACAGCTGCCACACGGCAGGCCGGCTGAGCTTCCCCGATCTTGAGCGGCTGGTGGTCGGCGCGATGGCCGAGAGCGGCGAGGTGTTTGTGCGGATGGTTCGCCAACCGTTCGGCCGCAGCAAGATCCCGTTTTCTCTGGAGATCATCGAGAGCGATTTGCTCGATGACACCTACACCGGCGGCAGCACGGTCGACGGCAATGAGTGGCGGATGGGCGTGGAGCTGGACCGCTGGGGGCGGCCGGTGCGATACGCCTTCCTGACGAAGCACCCCGGCGACAGCGGCGTGGGCGGCACGCCGGTCGGCGCTGCGCGTCATCGTTTTGTGCCGGCTGATGAAGTGCTGCACCTTTACCAGATGGAACGCCCCGGCCAGACCCGCGGCGTGCCGATGCTGGTGAGTGCGATCCAGCGGCTGCACATGGTGGCCGGCTATGAGCAGGCCGAGGTGGTGCGGGCACGGGCTAGCAGCGCGCTGATGGGCTTCATCACCAGCCCCGAGGGCGAGCTGCTGGGCGATGAGGTGGTGGACGGCGAGCGGGTGAGCAACTTCGAGCCCGGCGTGTTCAAGTACCTGGCACCCGGCGAGAGCGTGACAGTTCCGCAACTAGACGCACCTGATGGGCAGCTGGAGCCGTTCATGCGGGCGATGCTGCGCGCGATGGCGGCGGGCATTGGCTGCAGCTACGAGACGATCAGCCGGGACTTCAGCCAGACCAACTACAGCAGCAGCCGGCTGAGCCTGCTGGAAGACCGCGAGAACTGGAAGGCGCTCCAGCAGTTCATGATCGAGAACTTCCACCGGCCGGTGTTCGAGGCATGGCTGGAGATGGCGGTGCTGAGCGGCGTGCTGAACCTGCCGGCGTATGAGACCGACCCCGACCGCTACCGGATGGTGCGGTGGATGCCACGCGGTTGGTCCTGGGTGGATCCGGCCAAGGAGGTGCAGGCGTACAAGGACGCCGTGCGCTGCGGCTTCAAGACCCAAGCCGATGTGGTGGCCGAGCAAGGCGGCGACCTTGAGGAGCTGCTGCTGCAGCTGGAGCGTGAGCGCGAGCTGGCTGAAGACCACGGTCTTGTCTTTGACACCGACCCTGGGAAGGTCAGCGGCGCCGGCCTGACGCAGGCACGTCCTGCCGGCTCAATCATTCCGCAGGATCCCTACATGCCTGAGGACACGATGGCCGCGCAGTCTCAGCCTGCCGAGTCCGAGCCGGCCGATAATGTGGAGGACAACGTTGAGGAAGAGGACAGCGATGGACCTATCGCGTGACCTTGAAGGGCAACTGTTGAAGCGTTCGGAAGTTGTTGACTTCACGGTCAGCGAAGACGATCGCACCATCGAGTTCCCCTTCTCCAGTGAATACCCCGTCTCGCGGTACTTCGGGAATGAAGTGCTGCAGCACGACACCCGCAGCGCTGACTTGGCACGCCTGAACGATGCGGCGCCGCTGCTGTTCAACCACGACCCCGACAAGGTGATCGGTGTGGTGGAGCGCGCCTGGATCGACGGGCAGAAAAAGCGTGGCTATGCCACGGTGAAGTTCAGCCGCAACGCCTTTGCGCAGGAGGTGTTGGCTGATGTGAAGGATGGCGTTCTGCGGAACGTATCCTTTGGCTACGCGATCAACGACATGGAGCAACGCGGCAGCGGCGACTTCGTTGCTACCAGCTGGGCTCCCTATGAGATCAGCGTGGTTAGCATACCTGCAGACCCCACTGTGGGTGTGGGTCGGTCTCTTGAGACTGATCCTGCGGCCCCAGCCGCATCACCAAACCCCGAAACAGAACCTGAGGTTCCGATGGAAAACACCCCCGATCTGACGGCGGTGCGGGCTGAAGCGGCTGCTGAAGCTGCCAAAGCCGAGCGCGCCCGCATTGCTGGCATCACTGCCCTCGCAGCCAAACACGGCATGGAAGACCTCGGTCGCCAGCTGGTGGAAGGTGGCCGCAGCCTTGATGAGGCTCGCGCTGCTGTTCTCGACAAGCTGGGCATCAAGCCCGTCGAGACCGTGGCTCCCGTTGAAATGGCCGCTCAGGAGCGGGCCGGCTACAGCATCACCGCTGGTATCCGCGCCATGCTGACCGGCGACTGGTCCAGCCGCGAGGCCGGCCTGGTGCGTGACCTCTCCCGCGAAGTGGAGAAGTCCGGCGTTGCCAAGACCACCGAGCGCTCCTTCTTCGTGCCCTTCTCGGCACTGAACCAACGCGCCACCTACGTCACCTCGGGCGCCACCACCGGCGGCAACCTGGTGCAGACCGATCTGCTGGCCGATGACTTCATCGAGTTCCTGCGGAACAACGGTGTGATGCTGCAGCTGGGCGTTCGCACGATGCCTGGTCTGCAGGGCAACGTTGCCATCCCCCGCCGCTCCGGTGTGGCTAACACCTACTACCTGAGCACCCAGACCACCGCGATCACTCAGTCGGAGTCCACCTTCGACCAGGTGACCATGGCTCCCAAGAACCTGGCCGCTCTGTCCAAGTACAGCCGCCAGACCCTGCTGCAGGGCACCCCTGGCATCGAGGAGCTGGTGCGCCGTGACCTGACCGATGGCATCAACCTTGCCATCGACCTGGGCATCCTGAACGGTTCCGGCGGCAGCGGCCAGCCCACCGGCATCATGCAGACCGCCGGCATCGGCTCTGTGGCAATGGGCACCAACGGTGCAGCCATCACCATGGAGAAGGTGGTGGACCTGGAAACTGCGGTGATGAACGTCAACGGTGCCGTTAACCCCGGCAACGTGGCCTACCTCACCAACTACAAGGTGATGGCCGCCCTGAAGAAGCTGCGCGCTGGTGGTTCCACCACCACCGACGGCCCCTTCCTGTTCAACACCGACGGCGCCACCATCGGCCGTGGTCCTACCCCTGCACAGCTGAACGGCTACCCTCTGGCCGCCACCAACCAGGTGCCCAGCAACCTGGTCAAGGGCACCAGCGGCGCGGTCTGCTCGGCTTTGCTGATGGGCGACTTCAGCCAGGCCATGGTGGGCTTCTGGGGCAACGGCCTTGAGATCACCGTGGGCGAAGATCAGGACGACTTCAGCAAGGCTCTGACCAGCGTTCGCGGCATCGTCACCTATGACGTGGCCGTGCGCGATCCCAAGAGCTTCGCCGCCATCCTCGACATCCTCGCCTGATAGGAGCGGGGGCGGGCAACCGCCCCCTTTTTTCTCATGAAGGTTCTCATCGAAACTGACTGCGCCGTTCGGGGTCAATACCTTGAAGCCGGCAAGGTGTATGAACTGGACAGCAACGTGGCCGCCGAGCTGCTGCGCATTGGCCGGGCTGCTGAAGCACCAGCTGAAGAACCCAAACCCAGGGCAACCCGCAAGGTGAAAACCGATGGCGCTGACTGAGGATCTGAACCTGTTCCTCAACGACTTCGGCGTCACTGCTACCAGTGGCGCCATTTCGGCATTGGCCATCCTTGACATGCCGTCGCAGGTGCTTGCCGGCGACATGGTGCTGAGCACCGACTACAGCTTGACGGCGCGCTTTGCGGATTTCGGCGGGCTGGTCTACGGCGACGGCGTGACGGTGGACGGCATCAACTACCAGGTCCGCGAGACGCGTCGGATTGACGATGGCGCGTTTGTCGAGATCGGCCTGATGAAGCTGGCGCCTGATGTGGTCGCGCCTGGTGGTCAGATTCGGGAATGGACGCTCAATGATCTCACCGATGTCGATACGACTGGCGCCCAGGATGGCGACGTGCTTGTGCGCGAAAACGGGCAGTGGGTCGACGGTCAGGACGATAATGGAATCGCAATCTCGGTGGCGCTTGAGTGATGGCTAAGAAACTGCTCACCGCCTATACGTTCACCCCTGGCGCCGCAAACGCCGGCACCGTGGTTGTGTCTGGCACCTATGCGCTGGAGCAGTTCCTGCTGATCACCAACGTCAGCACCGGCGAGGTGATCTATCAGTTCAACAAACCGACAAAGGGCGGCACAGTTGCCTCAGCCGGCGGCCAGACCACGCTGACGCTGGAAGCAAACACATCGGGCATGAGTTCGACTGATCGCCTGCAGGCGTTCGTCGAGGACTCGGCGCTCGGGACTGTCGAGATTTCAAACACGACACCGATTCCGGTGTGGGACAACGGCGGGAGCCTGACCGTCGACGGTCCTCTGACGGATGCCCAGCTGCGGGCGGCTGCCCTGCCGCTCCCTGTTGGAGCTGCATCAGAGGAGGCGCTTGAGGTACTCCGGGCAATGTTCCGGCTGCTGAAGCCACTGGGTCAAGTAAGCGGCAGCGGCCGAAACCACCTAGCGGTTGACATTGCCAACACGGCGGCCATCTCTGGCACGGTGACGGCCAACCAGGGCGGCACCTGGAACATCGCGACGGTTAGCGCAGTGACGGCGGTGAACGGCATGGCAAACGTCTGGGCGTTTGATCAAGCGAGGGCACTGAGCCGGCAAGCCTACAATTCAGGCATCAGATCCAGGGTCAGCTGAGATGCCGAACACTCTTTCGCCGCTGCTCGACCTGCCCTTTTTTGAGCTGTGCAATCAGGCGCCGGTGGCGACTTCTGCGCTCTCTGCCATGACAACGGTTGAGGATGGCGCCAGTCGGTTCATCTACTACATCAGCGGTTCAAGTTTCTACCGCTACGACACGCAGGCTGACACCTGGCAGCAGCTTGCCAACCCGAACGTGGCACCTGTCACCCTCGTGGCGCTGCGCTACACCGGACGTCGTGGCTTTCATGGTCGCGTCTTGGCCGCCACCTCCACCACCCTGACCATCCCCGGCGTGAGAGGGCCGGCGCTGGACGGCGAAACCGTGTCAATCGAGTTCGGTACCGGGTCCGGCCAGGAGCGGACGTTGACGTACGTTGGCGAGACGATCCACGATGCTGGCGTGCTCAGCAGCGCGAGCACGACCGTGCTCACTGATAGCACTAAGAAGTGGCGGGTCAACCAGTGGGCCGGCTACACCGTCGGCATCACGTTTGGCACCGACGCGACCCACTACCGGAAGGTCCTCTACAACGACGCGACGACCCTGACGGTTGCCGACGTCAACCTGCTGCCGCACGACCCCTGGAACAACCAGGCCTATGTCGCCGCTTCTCCCTACGCCCTTCCGGTCGCGACAGCTGGCGCCCAGTCGCACTACGTCATCAGTTCAGCTCAGTTCAACGTCACAGCCTGGGATACGATCCCCGACCGGACGTCGTTCTTCACGACCCTCACGGGCGGGATCTACATGATCTCCTCGGCGGCTGCAGCGCCGTTCTTCACCCTTCAGTATTACGACATCCTGAACGACGTCTGGCAGACCAAAACATGCCCCCAGGGCTTGATTGGCGCGGCGCTTGGAACTGACATTGCCATCGAGCGAACGGGCAAGATCGGCGGCTCGGCGCTGACCGGCACGGCGACCGGTGGCACGTCCCGCACCTTGGTCGACAGCACCAAGGCGCTCGAGTTTGACCGCTACCGAAACTACCGCATCTACATCACGGGCGGCACGGGCCGAGGACAGAGCCGCAGGATCGTGGCGCACAATGCGACAACTTTTTCCGTCACGCGCAACTGGGCGGTGATACCGGATGCCACGTCGACCTATGCCATTTGGGGGGACTACGACCGGCTCTACATGACGGGCAACGGCGCGGCGGCCGTCTACGCATACAGTCCCGAAAACGACTATTGGATGCAGGGGCACTCGTTCGATGACGGTGTGACCTCCAGCATCACCGCCACCATGGCGGGCTGGACTCCGCTCGGGGTCTCCACCGGCGTGCGGATCGCGGCCGGCGTGCGTGCGATCAACCCGACGCCGACCGCGGCCGGATCGGCCTACAGCCTTGGCGACATCCTGACCCATTCGACCGGCGGCACCGGCTGCCAGATCCGCGTCACCGGCATCACTTCCACCGGCGCGGTGACGTCCCTGGAGCTGATCCACTCCGGCACGGCGACGGGCTTCACCCTCGGCACCGGCAAGACCGTGACGGGCGGCACCGGCACCGGCCTGACGTTTGAGATCACCAACGTCGGTGCAACCGCGTTGATCACCCTTGCTACGGCCCACTGGCTGGAGACTGGACAATCCGTCACATTTGCCGGCTGCGCGGAGGCGGCCTGGAACGCCGCTCATACAATCATCGGCTGCCCATCTACCACGACGTTCTGCGTGTCAACGCCGGCGACCGCCAACATGACGGCGACCTTGGCTCAGTCAGCCACGCTGATCGTGGACGTGTCCAAGAGCTGGATCCCCGGCGAGCACGTCGGCCGGGTGGTGCATGTGATGGTGGCGGGTCAGTCGCCTACATCGCAGATCCGCTGGATCACCGCCAACACCGAGACCACGCTTACCGTTGCCACTGTCACAGCAGCAGTCAACGGAACGTCGAAGTACGTCATCTACGACTCCAAGGCGTTTGGTATCGACAGCCAGCGCAAGGAAACGGGAATGCGCAGCGAGGGCTGGGCTACCGGCGGTTCCACAACCACGCTCGTCGACAGCAGCAAGAGCTGGATCCCCGGTCAGTGGACGGGCTATTTCTTCCGGGTGGAAGCCGGCACCGGCTACGGCTCCGGGCGCATTCAGATCACAGGCAACACGGCAGACACGCTGACCTTTGCAACGCAATCCTTCACGCCGAATACGACGACCAGGTACGACATCGCGGATGCTTGGGGGGTGGCGTCGGCGGGCAGCGCCACAACCATCGTAGAAACTGGAGCCAAGAACTGGTCGACCAACCAGTGGGGTGGCAAACGGGTCAGGATTCTCGGTGGAACTGGCGCAGGCCAGGAAGCCGTTGTTCAGACGAACACGAGCAACACACTCACCACTGGTACGATCACCGCGCCAGATGCGACTTCGGTTTACGCCATCCTGGGCGCCCCGGCTCGTGGCGCGGGCACCCAGCTGATCTGGGCATGGGGCGCAACCGACGCGGCCAAGAAGGGCAGGTTCATGTTCTCCCCCCGCGGTGGCGGCACCAACCAGATCGACATCTACGACCTGACCACCGCCCAGTGGGACTTTGGCCTTCCGATTCGGCCGCAAAACGACCTGTTCACCACTGGTTCGTCTTACGCCTACGACGGCGGCGACAACATCTACCTAGGCCGCTCCACTACGGGTACGGTGATGCGGATCTTCCAGCTCGACATCGACCGCCGCGAGATGACAGGCAAGGCCACCACCACCTTCCTGCAGGGCACGGCTCACATCGGTAACTTCATGGAGATTGCAGAGCTGAATGGCAACAAGTATCTCTACAACCTGCAGACCACCGGCACTCTGCTTGCGAGGGCGCTGCTCTTCTAAGCGGCGTCCCGCTTTCTCACGCCATCCTTCGCGCTTCAGTCTTTTTCTGTCGCTAATCTCCAGTCATGACAAAGCGCGAACAGATTCTCGCGGCCATCCGCACGCAGCTCACGGGCACCACTGGCGTCAGTGCTCGCATCTATCGCAGTCGCGTCGAGCCGCTTGCCAGGCAGGAGAGCCCGGCGATTGTGATCGAGCCGATCACCGACACCGCGCAGCAGAACACCAGCCTGCCCACCTTGGACTGGAGCCTGACGGTGCGGGTCGCGGTGATCGTGCGCGGCACCGTTCCCGACCAGCAGGCCGACCCGATCGTGGAGGACCTCCACAGCAAGCTGATGGCAGATTTAACGCTGGGCGGTGTGGCGATTGATGTGCAACCGCAGTCCGTCAGCTTTGAGATGGTCGAGGCCGATCAGCCTGCGGGCGTGATCAGCTGCGACTATCTCGTCCGATACCGCACCAGCGTGACTAATCTGGCAACAGCGTGATGGCTAACATGGAAGACGAATACCAAGGACAAGGCGGCACCTACCTCTTTGATCCCAAAACCGGCAAACGGAAGCTCATCGAGCGGACAGAGCCGGCCACTCCCTCTGAACCCCAAGCCGAGGAACTGAGCGATGGCTCTGACACGCAAAAGACTGATCCAGGTCAAAAAGGAATCCACCTACGGGACTGACAGCACCCCGGCGGGGACTGATGCCCTGCTGGTGCGCAACCTGGAGATCACGCCCATCGAGGCTGATGTTGTCAGCCGCGATCTGATCCGCCCCTACCTTGGCAACAGCCCGCAGCTGCTGGCCAACACGCGCGTGAGCCTCACCTTCCAGGTGGAGCTGGCGGGCTCCGGCACTGCCGGCACTGCGCCTCGCTACGGCGCCATCCTGCAGGCTTGTGGCTTGTCTGAGACGGTCGTGGCCAGCACCAGCGTCACCTACGCGCCGGTGAGCAGCGCCTTCAGTTCTGCGACGATCTACTTCAACAACGACGGCATCCGCCACATCCTGACGGGCTGTCGCGGCACGTTCACCCTGAACGCCGAGGTGGGACAGATCCCCACGATCGACTTCACGATGGTGGGCGTTTACAACGCACCAACCGACACGGCGCTGCCAGCTACCACCTACAGCGCTCAGGCCAGCCCCTTGGTCTTCAAGCAGGGCAACACCTCCGCCTTCCAGTTCTTCAGCTACGCCGGTTGCCTCCAGTCGGTCAGCTTCGACATCGCCAACGAGACGGTTTATCGCGAGCTGGTCGGCTGCACCAAGGAGGTGCTGATCACCAACCGTGCGCCCAACGGCACGGTGATGATCGAAGCGGTGGCGCTGGCCACGAAGGACTATTTCAACATCGCCCAGACCGAGACCACCGGCAACCTCACGTTCCTGCATGGCACCACCGCTGGCAACCGTGTCACCCTCACAGCTGGCCAGTGCGACATCAGCAACCCCACCTACGGGGATCAGGATGGCGTGCAAATGCTCAACATCCCCTACGTTGCGGTGCCGACCACGGCCGGCAATGATGAAGTGAGCCTCGCTTTCACCTAAAGGAGCACCCTGCATGGCGTTTGTCCTCAAGCAGTCCGACACCTACGTCTGGCCGGTCACCTTTGACATCCCCGTCGATGGTGGCCGGCATGAACGGCAAACATTCGACGGTGAGTTCAAGCGCCACCCGCAGAGCAAAATCGGCCCAATGGTGGCTGAGCTGCAGAAGCTGGAGGATCTAGGCGATCTGGACCGCATCACCGAGATGGCCGCCGAGCTGCTGGTCGGCTGGTCCGGCGTAACCGGTGACGACGGCAAGGAGATCCCCTTCAGCCAGAAGGCACTGCAGCAAATGCTGGAGGTGCCATTCCTCGCGGTCGCAGTGCTGAAGGCCTACATGGACAGCATCAAGGGAGCCAAGAGAAAAAACTGACAGAGGCCGCCGAGCATTGGGCCGGCGGCGGTGTGGTGGATGAAACCGACGCAGACGCAGCAGCGCTGGGCATCGTGATGCCTGAGCAGCCGCGTGAAGACTTTGAGGTGTGGGAGGAGAACTGGCCGGTGGTCGAGATGTTCCTGCGCGTCCAGACGCAATGGCGCACGACGATGAACGGCGTGCTGGGGCTCGACTATGGAGCAGTGGCGTGGCTCTTTATGATGTACGAAGTGAAAGACCAGCGCGCGCTCCTGGAGGACCTGCAGGTGATGGAGGCAGCGGCGATGGCCACCATTAACAGCCGGAGCAGCTGATGAACCTCGACGCGCTGCTGAAGATCAAGGCGGTTGTTTCGGGCGAGGAAGCAATCCGCCGGCTCGGCAACTCCATGCAGGGGCTGCAGGGCAAGGCCAAGAATGCCGCGCTGGGCTTCAACAGCCTGAAAGGCGCGGTGGCTGGCTTCGGTGCAGCAATCGCCGGAAGCGCGATCGTCGGCGGGCTGACGGCTGTCGTTAAGAAGTCGATCGACGCCGGCGATGAGCTGTTCAATTTGCAGGCCAAGACCGGCGTGGCAGCCAACGCGCTGATTGGCATCGGCAACGCTGCCAAGCTGGCCGACGTGGACATGGGCACGCTGAGCAAGGGGCTCAACAAGCTCAACGTGAACCTGGTCAAAGCAGCCGAGGGCAATGATGCGCTGGCCAGCAATTTCAAGCGGCTCGGCGTTGATGTGAAGGACGCCAACGGTCAGGTGGTGCCAGCCGACAAGGCGCTAAAGCAAATCGCTGATCGCTTTGCTGACATGCCAGATGGTGCGCAGAAAGCGGCCGCGGCGGTTGCGCTATTCGGCAAGTCCGGCGCAGACCTGATTCCGTTGCTGAACGAAGGCGCAGCCAGCATGGAGCGGTTCACCTACAAGGTGGGCGAAGACTTTGCTGCGCGATCGGATCTGTTCAATGACACGATCACCGAGTTCGGCATCAAGACGCAGGGCTTCGGGCTGGAGCTGACCGACGCGCTGCTGCCGGCGTTGCAGTCGATCCTTGAGGTGTTTGGCGATCTGTTCGACACCGAGCAGGATTGGTCGGCGCTGTTTGAGGTCATCAAGTTTGGCCTGCGTTCAGTCGCGACCGTGATCTACGCCACCATCAAGCTGGTGGATGTGGCCATCAAGAACCTGGTGGCGTTCTTCGATGCCGTCGGGAAGGCGCTGCAAGGTGACTTTGAGGGCGCCTATGGGGTGGTGCAGAACCGGATTGGCGGGCTGCTGGAGCAGGCGCGCCGCGACTTTGCCCAGATCCAGAAGATCTGGACCGACTCCCCCTCACCCGGCACCGGTCGCCGCACCCGTGGCCGCAACATGGCACTGGACACTGGCGACGCAGACAGGGGTGCGGCTGCTGCATCGCGGCGTGCGGAGGCTGAGCGCAAGCGCGCGGAGGCTGAGCGCAAGCGCGCCGCGACAGAACTAGAAAACACGCTGCAAGATCTCAACGACTTCTATCGAGACATCAATGACGAAATCAAATCAACACGTCTAGGACTGCAAGGCATTGGCGCCAGCGCAACGGACGCCGTTGGCAACGCGTTTCAAGCAGATCTAAACGCGATTGAAAGCAGTCAAGCAGGATTGATCGAAAAAGCCGACGAGCTATCGGCAAAACTTGGAATTAGTCTTGAAAACGTAAGGGCGAAACTCAAAGAGCTTGGCGAGGTAAAGACCCAACAAGCCGTAGCGGCCCGCGATCAATCGCTCAAGGACTTGCTGCCCAGCCTTGAGGAGTACGACGCCAAGATCGCAGAGGTCACCCGCGGCAAAACCGAACTGACCGAGCTGGAGAAGCTGAACGCCGAGGTGAACCTGCTGCAGCTCGACATTCTCGCCCAGACCAATCCAGCACTGGCTGAGCATGTGCGCCTGCTCCGCGAGCGCGCGGCGGCGCTGGATGCGGCCACCGAAAAGCAAAAGAAAGACAGCGAGTCAATCGGTGCTGGTATCAAGGATCGCCTGCAGGACTACTACAACAGCGTGAAGGATCTGGGCGGCGCCATTGGCGAGGCCGTGGTCAGCGGTCTGCAAGGGCTGGAGGATCGACTGACGGAGTTCGTCACTACCGGTAAAGCCAATTTCAAAGACTTGGCACGCTCGATCCTCACCGACCTGGCGCGCATCGCATTGCGGGCGGCGATCATCACCCCAATCGTGAAGGCACTGGGCGGCATGTTCCCCGGCTTTGCCTTTGCCAACGGCGGCATCATGACCGGCGACGGTCCGGTGCCGTTGAAGAAGTACGCCAACGGCGGCATTGCCACCTCGCCCCAGCTGGCGCTCTACGGCGAGGGATCCAAGCCCGAGGCCTATGTGCCCCTGCCCGACGGCCGGCGGATCCCCGTGGCAATGCAAGGCGGCGGTGGCGGCAACACCACCGTGAACGTGTCAGTCGATGCCAAGGGCAGCCAAGTGCAGGGCAACAGCGGCCAGGGCGAGCAGCTGGGCCGTGCCATTTCGCAGGCGGTGCAGGCAGAATTGATCAAGCAACGGCGGCCCGGCGGCCTGCTGGCGGCGGCTTAACCCATGGCGACCTTCACCTACACCCCGAGCTTCCAGGCAACCGAGAGCAGTAAGCCTCGCGTGCGCAAGTTTGCCGCTGGCGACGGCTACGAGCAGCGGGTGCGCTTTGGCCTGAACACCGATCCGAAGGAATGGACGCTGACCTTCGCCAATCGCACCGACACCGAACGGGAAAACATCCTCGCGTTTCTTGAGGCACGGGCCGGCGTGGAGGCGTTTGACTGGACCCCGCCCCGCGGCGCCGCTGGCAAGTTCGTTTGCGAGGAGTGGCAGACCACGCTCAGCAACTGCAACAACAACCAAATCCAGGCCACCTTCCGCGAGGTGTTTGAGGTCTGATGGCTGTTCCGTTTTCTGAACTCCAGGCCGTAGCGCCCAGCGCAATCATCGAGCTGTTTGAACTGGAGCTGACCGCTGCGCTCCATGGCTTCAGTGAGATCTATCGCTTCCACGCTGGCACCAGCCTGAACAGCAACGGCGAGCTGGTTTGGGCCGGGAACAGCTACATGAGATTCCCGGTTGAGGCGGATGGCTTTGAATACAGCGGCCAAGGGCAGCTGCCGCGGCCAAAGTTGCGCGTGAGCAACATCCTCGGCACCATCACCGCGATCCTGGTCAACCTGCCGGACGGCTTGGAAGGCGCCAAGGTGACGCGCATCCGCACGTTGGCGCGTTATCTCGATGCGGTGAACTTCCCCGGCAGCGTGAACCCCTATGGCACGCCGGACCCGACCGCCGAGTTCCCGCGGGAGATCTTCTACGTCGATCGCAAGTCGGTTGAGACCCGCGAGCTGGTGGAGTTTGAGCTGGCAGCAGCGTTCGACCTCACCGGCGTGCGCGCACCCAAGCGGCAGTGCATCGCCAACATTTGCCAGTGGGTCTACCGCTCGGCTGAGTGCAGTTACACCGGCGGCGCCTACTACGACAGCAACGATCAGCCGGCAACATCCGCGGCGGCTGATGTCTGCGGCAAGCGGCTGAGCAGCTGTGAGGCGCGGTTTGAGCTTTACACCCGCACCGGCACGGTGACGGCTGGCAGCAACATCATGACGCTGGCAAGCACGCTCTCGATTCAACCAGGTGAACCGGTGCGCGGGTGGGGTTTACCTGCTGGCACTACGGTCGCAGCAGTGCCCAGCTCCACAACGCTCCAGCTCAGCGCCAATTCCAACGCCAGCTCAGTTGTCACTGTCACCGGCACGCCATCCGCGACCGATGCGTTCATGACGGTCAGCAGCAGCACCGGCATCCAAGTGGGGCACTATGTCAGCGGCCCGCTGATGAACGGCGCAACGGTCACCGGCATCTCCGGGACCACGATCTTTCTCAGCCAGCGGCCTTTCAGCATTGTGAAGGCTGGCACCTATCGCAACGTGATTGGCGACGATTACATCGACATCCCCAGCGGCACTGCAGGCATCAGCGTCGGGATGTACGCCTTCGGATCGTTTGCGGTTTACAAGCCGGTGGTGGTGGTTAACGCCAGCGACGTGCGGATCGACACCGTGACCACAATCAAAGAGCTGTACAAAGATTTGCAACAGTTCACCCTCGGCCTTGCCTTTGGCAAGAGCACCCTCGCGGGATCACCTGTCACGGCCTATTTCGTGCCGGCCAGCCCCGGCGCTGCCACCTATACCTTCAGCGCCAACCAGACCTACTCCTTCCGCGATCCGAACGCAGTGCTGCCGTTTGGCAGCTTCCCAGGCGTTGGAGCATACACAGCATGAGGAAGTGGCAGGCTGACGCGCTGACGCACGCCAAGGCCGAAGACCCGCGGGAGGCCTGCGGCCTGCTGGTGGTTGTCAAAGGTCGCCGCCGTTACTGGCCGTGTCGCAACCTCGCCACCACACCGCTCGATCAGTTCATCATGGATCCGGCGGACTATGCCGCGGCCGAGGATGCGGGCGAGATCCTAGCGGTGGTCCACAGCCATCCCATCAGCCCGCCGGCGCCCAGCCAGGCCGATCTGGTGCAGTGCGAGCGGACCGGGCTGGAGTGGCACATCGTCAACCCCAAGACCGAGCAGTGGGGCGGATGCCAACCCACCGGCTACAAGGCGCCGCTGATCGGCCGCCAGTGGGTGTGGGGCATCACCGACTGCTGGAGCCTGGCGCGCGATTGGTACGCCGAGCGAGGGCTGATGCTGCGCGACTGGGAGCGGCCGGTGACGCCGGAGGAGTTCGTCGACAGCCCGATGTTCGATCACTGCTGGAAGGAGACCGGCTTCCGCGAGTTGGAGGAGGAGGAAGAGCTGGAGCCCGGCGACCTGCTGCTGATGTCGCTCAACTCGCGCGGCCTCAACCACTGCGCCGTCTACCTGGGTGACCAACTGGTGCTGCACCACCTACAGCGGCGCCTAAGCAGCCGGGATCTCTATGGCGGGTGGCTCTTAAAATGCACAGGAAGGAGGCTCCGCCATGCTTCGTAAGATCCGGCTCTATGGAGCGCTCGCCAAATTCATCGGCAAGCGGGTGCTGAAGGCTGAGGTGGCAACCGCAGCGGAGGCCGTGCGGTTTCTCGTCGCCAACTTCCCCGAGGTTGAACGGCACATGGCGGACCGTTACTACAAGGTGATGGTGGGCGAGCAGCACATCATGCTCAACGAGCTGCACTATCCAGCCGGCCAGCAAGAGATCAAGATCATCCCGATGGTGGCAGGTTCCGGTCCGCTGATCGCCATCCCAATCGGCGCGTTGCTGATCGGCGCCGGTGCGGTGGGTGTTGGCGCTGGCATCACCATCGCGGGCGTGGCGCTGAGCACCATCCTGTTCGGCGTCGGCATCAGCTTGGTGCTGGGCGGCGTGGCGCAGCTGCTGACACCCACGCCAAAGGTCCTTACCGGTGGCGACACCGAGCAGGATCCGCGCAAGTCATACAGCTTCAGCGGGATTCAGAACACCAGCCGCCAAGGCACGCCGGTGCCGATTGTCTACGGTGAAACCATCGTTGGCTCGATCGTGATCTCTGCCGGCATCGACACCGTGCAGGTGATGGCATGACCGACCTGATCCGCGGAGCTGGCGGCGGCGGCGGCGGCAAGGGCGGCGGCGGCGGACAGTACACGCCGACCACCGCCAAGGATGGGCTCGACTCGACGCAATACGCGCAGCTGATCGACCTGCTCAGCGAAGGCGAGATCGAAGGCCTCAAGAATGGCCTGCAGTCGATCTACATCAACGACACCCCGCTCCAGAACCCGAACGGCAGCCTCAACTTTCAGGACGTCGCGGTTTACACCCGCAATGGCACCCAAGACCAGAGCATCATCCCGCTGGCGGCAGACATCGAGGACGAGGTTCCGGTGGGTGTCACGGTGCTGCAAGCGCTGCCGGTGGTGCGCACCATCACCGACCCCAATGCCGATGCCGCGCGCATCACCATCACGGTGCCGCAGCTACAACGCTTCACCGACAAGGGCGACATCCTCGGCGCCAGCGTGCGGCTCCAGATCGCCGTGCAATACAACGGCGGTGGCTACACCAACGTGGTCGATGACACGATTTCAGGCCGCACTGGTGACCCGTATCAGCGGGACTATGTGCTGACGTTCAGCGCACCGCCACCGGTCGACATCCGCGTGACGCGGGTGACGCTCGACAGCACCGACCCAAAGCTGACCGATCTGTTCAACTGGACCAGCTACACCGAGATCGTGCGTGCGCGGCTGCGCTATCCCAACAGCGCACTGGTTGGGATGCGCGTCGATGCACGGCAGTTCTCCAGCATCCCCAGCCGCAGCTACCTGATCCGCGGCATCAAGGTTCGGATCCCATCCAATGCAACGGTGGATCAAGCCAATGGCCGCCTGGTCTATGCCGGCATCTGGAACGGCACTTTCGGCGCTGCGCAGTGGTGCTCGGATCCCGCTTGGGTGCTGTGGGACCTGTTGACTTCGAAGCGCTACGGCTTTGGCGATCACATCCAGGCAGCGATGCTCGACAAGTGGGCGTTCTATGCAGCCAGCCGCTACGCCTCCGATTTGGTGCCCGACGGCTTTGGTGGCCTTGAGCCGCGCTTCTCCTGCAACGTGAACATCCAGACGCAGGAGGACGCCTACAAGCTCATCAACGATCTTTCTTCAGTGTTCCGGGCGATGCCCTACTGGAGCACCGGTGCGCTCACCGTCAGCCAAGACGCGCCTGGAGATCCGGCCTACCTGTTCACGCTGGCGAACGTTTCCGAGGAAGGCTTCACCTATCAGTCCAGCAGCCAGAAGACTCGCCCGACCGTGGCGATCGTCAGCTATCTGGACCTGACTAGCCGCGAGATCGCCTACGAGGCCGTCGAGGACCAGGCCGCTATTGCCAAATACGGCGTGGTCACCACGCAGATCTCGGCCTTTGCCTGCACGTCTCGCGGCCAAGCGGCGCGGATGGGCGAGTGGCTGCTCTACGCCGAGCAATACGAGAGCGAGGTGATTAGCTTCACCACCTCGATCGACGCAGGCGTGATCGTCCGGCCAGGGCAGATCATTGAGGTGGCAGATCCACTGCGCGCTTCATCACGCCGCGGTGGGCGCATTGTCTCGGCAACGGTCAACGCCGTCACAGTGGACGATGCGACCGGGCTGGCGGCTGTGGCTACCGCCACCCTGTCGGTGGTGTTGCCAGACGGGACCGTTGAAAGCCGTGGCGTGGTCAGCATCGCCGGCAACGTGATCAACGTGGCCACGCCGTTCACCGCTGCGGCCAATGCGAACAGCGTTTGGATCTTTCAGACCAGCGACATCCAAGCCTCCACCTGGCGGGTGTTGGCGGTGCAGGAGCAGGAAGGCTGCCAGTACCTCGTCAACGCGCTGGCTTATGACTCCAGCAAGTACGCCTACATCGAGCGCGACCGTCCGCTGCAGCCGCGCGACACCACCAACCTCAACATCATCCCGGAGCCTCCCTCCAACCTGCAGGCCATCGAGGCGCTGTACGAAAGCAGCGGCCGTGCATTGGCCAAGCTGGTGGTCAGCTGGCAGCCCGTGGTCGGCGTCACCCAGTACCGCATCCGTTGGCGCCAGCAGAACGGCAACTGGAACGTCGAGATTGTCGAGCGGCCGGACTATGACATCTTCGACACCGGCGAGGCGCTCTACGAGATCGAGGTCTACAGCCTGAACGCAGCGCTACGGCAGTCGACTGAGCCGGCCACGTTGTCGATCAGCGCCTTCGGCAAGACCGCTCCACCGGCCACAGTTGCCGGGCTGTCGCTGATCCCGATCGACGAAGCCAGCGCCATCTTGAGCTGGACCCGTAGCGAGGAGCTGGACGTGCTGCTCGGCGGCAAGGTGTTGATCCGTCACAACGTCGCCATGGTCGGCGCGCTGTGGGAGGAGAGCCAGGAGATCGTGGCTGCTGCTGCCGGCAGCCAAACCCAGAAGCAGGTGCCGCTGCTGGAAGGTACCTATCTGGTGAAGTTCGAGGACGACGGCGGTCGCCGCAGCTTGAGCCCTGCCACGATCGTGGTAGACCTGCCAACCCCGCAGCCACGGCTGCTGGTGCAGACCTACGCCGAGGATCTGGAAAGCCCGCCATTCAACGGCAACTACACCGACATGTTCTATGTCACCGGCGTGGCCGAGCTGGATGGCGCCAGCGGCATCTTGCTCAGTGGCGGAGAGGCAGTGGACTCAATGGCGCTCGATGACAACTGGGACGCGCTGGCCTCAATCGACAGCGTGGGAGGCGTGCTGAGCACCGGCGAGTATGAGTTCGGGTCCACCTACAGCTTCCCCGGCGTGTTCGATTGCAACATGCGCCGGCGACTGATCTCCTTCCCGTACATACCCGGCGACTTCTGGGACGACAAGTTCGACCTGATCGACACCTGGGACCTGATCGACGGCACCGGCGGCGACCGGGTAAACGCGCTCACCTATGTGCGCACCACCCAGGACGACCCGAGCGGCACACCGGTCTGGGGCGAGTGGCGGGAGTTCAGCAACGCGATCGTCCGCGGCCGTGGCTTCCAGTTCAAGACCATCGCCACCAGCACCGACCCGACGCAGAACATCGTGATCCAAGAGCTGGGCGCCGAGTTGGAGCTGCAGCAACGGGTTGAACAGTCAGCAGTCCTCACCAGCGGTGCAGGAACTTACACCGCGACCTTCGCAAGTCCTTTCTTTGAGATCCCCAGCGTCGGCGTCACGGCGTACAACATGGACACGGGTGACTACTTCACGATCGCAGCGGTGACACGGACCGGTTTCCAAGTAACATTCAGGAACGCAGCCGCCACAGCCGTGAGCCGCCAGTTCACCTACACCGCGATCGGCTTCGGGAGGGAGATCTAAGGCATGGCACAACACGACTATGTGATCGCCAACCAGTCAGGCCTCGCCTTCCGCGCTGACCTGAACAACGGGCTGGCGGCGATCGTCAGCCAGAACAGCGGCGCCACCGCCCCCAGCACCACCTACGCCTATCAGTGGTGGGCAGATACGACGACCGGCCTGCTGAAGCTGCGCAATGCAGCGAACAGCGCATGGATCACGATCGGCACGCTGGCCAGCACCAACCTCGGCCTGGCGCCACTGGCATCGCCCAGCTTCACCGGCACTGCCAGCTTCGCTGGTGACGTGCTGCTGAGCGGCACCGGCTACCTCGACCTGCCGGTGGGCACTACGGCGCAGCGCCCTGGATCGCCCACCTCGGGCATGATCCGGTTCAACAGCACGCTCAGCCAGTTCGAGGGCTACAACGGCACCGCATGGTCCAGCGTCGGCGGTGGCGCAACAGGTGGCGGCGCCGATACGGTGTTCCTTGAGAACAGCAACACGGTGACCACCAACTACACGCTCACCACCAACAAGAATGCGGTGAGTGCCGGCCCCGTTACAGTCAACGCAGGCGTCACCGTTACCGTGCCCAGCGGCGCCAGCTGGGTGATCGTCTAACCCGAAAGGATCATGCCAATCACGATCAACGGTTCAACAGGCATCAGCGGGGTAGACGGTTCAGCCGGCACCCCTGCCGTGATTGGCAGCGATGCAGACACCGGGCTGGTGTTCAGCGCTGGCCGCGTGCAGGCATCACTGAATGGCATTGCTGCCAACGTGGGGCTGGTGCAGGGCACCGCGCAGAACAGCACCAGCGGCACGGTGGTGGACTTTACCGGCGTCCCCAGCTGGGCGCGGCGGATCACCGTCATGCTCAACGGTGTGAGCACTAGCGGCACCTCATCTCTTCTTTTCCAGCTCGGCACCAGTGGCGGCGTTCAAACAACCGGCTACACCACGGCCAACACGCGCATCGGTGCGTCCGCTGTCATCGCAGCCTCTTCTACGGCAGGCTGGGCAGTGAACAGCGCAACCGCTGCTTCGACCAGCAGCGGCCATGCGGTGTTCACATTTGTGCAGACCGGAGTCTGGGTGGGCAGCTGCATGATCGGCAGTTCAGAGCCCGCCGTGTCATGGATCACCGGAAGAAAAGACCTTTCTGGCACATTGGATCGCGTCCGCGTAACCACTGTGAACGGCACCGACACCTTCGACGCCGGCAGCATCAACATCCTTTACGAGTGACGCCATGACCTTACGCCTCAACGGCTCCTCATCGGGCTACACCGAGATCGACGCTCCAGCAGTTGCTGGATCGAACACGCTGGTGCTGCCAACTGGCAACGGCTCAGCGGGCAACATCCTCGGCACCGATGGCGCCGGAAACCTGAGCTGGGTGAATGGCCGGATGGTGCTTACCACTGCGCAGAACACTACCAGCGGCACCAACATCGACTTCACCGGAATCCCGAGCTGGGTGAAGAAAGTCACGGTGATGTTCAACGGGGTGAGTACGAATGGCACAACCCCTGTTCAGATTCAGATCGGCAGCAGCGGCGGAGTCGAGTCAACAGGGTATAACTGCAACGTGTACTCAGTTACAGGTACAAATACGTGCGCCTTGGGGGCTTATGCGTCTGGATTTGTCGTGCTAGGTGCATCAGTTACAGACGCACGTGTTGGTCATTTAATGCTTACTAATTTGAGCGGCAATACGTGGGTGGGAAGTGCAAGCATTTTTTCAAGTGCGGCAGCCGTGGGCGGAGGACAAGGTGCAAAAATACTCTCCGGCACTCTCGACCGCATCCGCCTCACCACCGTAAACGGCACCGACACCTTTGACGCGGGGTCGATCAACATTCTGTACGAGGGCTGATCATGAGCACCATCGCGGCAACTAACCTCAAGAACGCCAGCTCGGGCAGCAACAACATTGTGCTGAACACCGATGGCACGACTACCATCGCGGCACCCAGCAACATCATCAAGTCTGGCACCGCCGTCGCCTCAACCAGCGGCACGGCGATCGACTTCACCAGTATCCCTAGTTGGGTTAAGCGGGTGACGGTGATGTTTGACGGGGTGAGTGTAAGTGGAACGGCAAATATTTTGATTCAATTGGGTGATAGCGGAGGCGTTGAGACAACTGGCTACAGCAGTAGCAGCACTTTTATTTCAACCACGGTTGGAGGCGTTGGCAGTACCTCTGGAATCATCCTTTACGCAGCCGTTGCTGCTAATCTTCTGACCGGACCTGTTGTATTTAACAACGTTAGTGGCAATTTGTGGATTGCAGGAGGCACGTTGAACTACGACAATACGCCTGGGGCTAATGCCCTTACCGCTGGGAGTAAAACCCTCTCCGCAGCGCTTGATCGCCTCCGAATAACAACAAGCAACGGCACCGACACTTTTGACGCTGGAACCATCAACATCCTGTACGAGGGCTGATCCATGGAACGCATTGAAGTCAACGTCATCACGGGTGAGCAGCAGATCATCCCGCTGACGGCTGAGGAGATCGAGGAGATCATGTCTCGGCCGCAGCCGGAGCCGCCTCCGGTGCTCACCACCGAGCAAAAGCTGGAAGCTGCTGGCCTGACCGTTGCCGAGCTGCGCGAGCTGTTCGGGCTTCCCGAGCCAGCGCCTGCACCTGAGCCTGAGCCTGAGCCCGCCCCCGAGAGCTGATGGCCGTCAAGTCCAAAACCGGCACCGCTCGGATTGAACACCAGCCTGGTCCGCCCAAGGCCACACGCCAAGGCTTCGGGCAACACAGCCGCCCACGCCGCCGTGGCAAGAAGCCCCTCCGAGGGCAAGGCCGGTAGTGGACGCCCAAACCCGCGAAAACTGGCGACGCATCCGCGATACTCTGGAAGCTGCGGGAAAGACTGATAATCATTACTATCGCCGCGCTCTTGCCATCCTCGCCGGGATGCCCGATCCCTTCGATCGTTACGATGGGATCAGGACCGGATCAGCCGATGGCGGACGAACCTAAAACAGTCGGCGGCGTCTTCGTTGCGTCCCTCCCCGCCGCAATCGCCGCCGGTGTGTTCGCCATCGGTGCCCTGCTCGTCAACATGCAGATCCAGTCCGCACGCATCGAGGCCACGCTCACGCAGGTGGCCGCCTCAGTGGATGAATTGAAGACCGACGCCAAGGCGCAGCTGGCAGATCTGGACAAGCGCGTGCGCCAGCTTGAGATCCGCAAGTAACCTAGAGAGAGCGCTATGCAAAACATGGACCCCACCACCGTCGCCGTGATCGCCATCGCAGTGGCCGCCGGCTCTGAAGTGATCGCACTGCTTCCCATCCGCTCCAACAGCTGGGTGCAGCTGCTGGTCAAGGTGCTGAAGATGGTTTTCCCAAAGCGCTGACGGTCGCGCCACGGCTCGACCCCGCGATTGAAGACTGGCACGCAACACAGCCGCCGGCCACGCCGCCGCCGGTGATCATTGAGCACCCGATCGACAACCAACAGCAGACCGGCGACAGCCGGCTCTTAGGTGGACCCATCAGCATCCATGCGCCATGGCGTCGTGACTAACTCAGCACCCATCACGCTGGAGCAGCTGTTCCGGTTTTATCGCGGCCTGCCCCATCAAGCTGCTGCGATCGAAACGCTGGAGCAGGACCTGGCGGTGAACGGCTACGCGATCGCCATGCGCCGCGATCGCGCATGGTTTCAGATCTGGAGCCAAGACGGCAAGCAGGCTGATCTGGCCGCGGCGTTGAAGCTGATCAAAGAGTTTGAAGGCTGCCACCTAGAGGCCTACCGCGACCCGCTGCACGGCTGGGACGTGGCAACGATCGGCTACGGCACCACCCGCTACCCCGACGGCCGCAAGGTCAAGCAAGGCGACAAGATCAACGCCATCGAGGCGGACATGCTGCTCCGCCAAGAAGTGGACCGCATCGCTGAAAAGCTGCGCACCTCGATCCCGGCATGGGGCGAGATAGCCGATCACCAGAAGTGCGCGCTGATCTCGTTTGCCTACAACCTCGGCAGCGACTTCTACGGCGCGCGGGGATTTGAAACCATCAGCCGGGAGTTGCGCGAGAAGGACTGGGCTGCAGTGCCCGCAGCCTTGCTCCTGTACCGCAACCCCGGCACCAACGTCGAGGCTGGGCTGAAGCGGCGCCGCATTGCCGAGGGCACGCTATGGACTGGCGCCCAGCCGCCCCCGCCTCCTCCTCGCCCTGCCAAGGTAAAGCCCGCCGATCCGTTCAGCACCAAGCTGTCGCCGCATTTCACGCTGGGCGAGTTTGCCTTGGGTGAGCCGGCTCGGCGCTTCGTGGCGCAGCATCAGGTGGACACCGCCACCGAGCTGGCGGCATTTCTGGAGCGCGTGCGCACAGCCTTCGGCGGCAAGCGCGTCACGATCACCTCGGGCTATCGGCCGGCAGCCATCAACCGCGCGGTGGGTGGCGCCAGCAACAGCGAGCACCTCTATGACGCGCCTGGTGTGGGTGCGGTGGACTTCTACGTTGACGGCGTGGACATCAAGAAGGTGCAGGACTGGGTGGACCGTGAGTGGCCGTACAGCGTCGGCTACGGCGCACCCAAGGGCTTCGTGCATCTGGGCATCCGCAAGGGCAGGCCTAGAGTCCGCTGGGATTACTGAGCCTGAATGATCATTCACGATGTCGAGCTTGAGCGCCTTTGCCGCGAGGAGGCGCTCATTGTTGGGTGGGAGCCCGACCTGATCAACCCAGCCAGCATCGACGTGCGGCTCGGGGAGCGCTTGATGATTGAAGATCCAAGGCACGCCAACCTTGAAATCCTTGGCATTAGCAAGCGCACCAAAGAAGACCCGTACTGGCTGCAGCCGGGCGCCTTTGTACTGGCTGAGACCATTGAGATCTTCAACATGCCGGAGAACGTCGCCGGCCAGTTCGTGCTGAAGTCCAGCCGCGCGCGTGAAGGCCTGAGCCATGCCTTGGCTGGCTATCTGGACCCGAGCTGGTGCGGCAGCCGCCTCACGCTGGAGCTGCACAACATCCGCAAGCACCACGCGGTCCCGCTGTGGCCAGGCCTGCGCATCGGTCAGGTGGTCTACCACCGGATGGCGGGAACTCCGCAGCGCAGCTACGCCGAGGTGGGGCACTACAACCACCAGCCCCGCGTCATGCCCAGCTGGGAGGCGGCGTAAGATGACAGGGCTGCGGCGCGTCAACGCCCAGCCCCTGACCACTGCTCTACCAGTGATGACTGAATCCTACGCCGCTGAACGGTGGGCACCCATTGTCGGCTTTGAAGGCCTTTACGAGGTCTCAAATCAAGGACGGGTGAGAAGCCTCGATCGAGTCGTGCAGCTGACGGGACACCCCACACTCAAGGCGCGCACCATGAAAGGGCGCATTCTGTTTCAGAAGACGAACCGCCCCGCAGCGGGCGCCTACGCAAGAAAACAGGTGGCGTTGTGGAAAAACAACACAGAGCACACGATGAACGTGGCGCGGCTGGTTGCTGAGGCATTCCTGCCAAACCCCGACGCCATGCCGTTGGTGCTTCACCTGGATGACGATGCCACCAACAACCGCATCGAAAATCTGCAGTGGGGAGACCGCGCCGAGAACGTGCGGCAAGCTGTGGAGCGAAACCGTTTTCCAAGCGGCTCGCGGCATCACAGCTACACCCACGGCAGATACGTCCGCCGGGGCTAGCCGTTGATCGCATCCCCGATCAACGCGGCGGCCGCCTTGGCTGCATCATCCATCAGGTAGGCGTATCGGGCGGTGGTCTGCGGCGACGCATGACCGAGCAGCTGCCCGATCTGGCTGAGCGAGACACCAGCCGACAGACCTACGGAGGCGTATGAACGGCGCAGATCGTGAACGGTGAGGCCGGTGATGCTGGCGCGCTTCAGCAGCTCCAGCCATAGCTTCTGGTATCCGACAAGGTGGCCGCTGCCGTCGCCGGCGATGATCCATGCCGTGTTCGACTTGGAGCGCAGCTCCTGCAGGATCTGAACCGCTGCCGGGTGAAGCCGCACCACGCGCTCCTCGCCGGTTTTCTCGCCGGTCTTATGGCGCTCGACCGGTATCACCAGAAGGCTGCCGGGCTCATCGAACCACTCCCAGCGGCCGCGGCAGATCTCCCCGACGCGGCAGCCGGTGAGCAGCAGCAGGCGGATCAGTTGCGTGAACCGCCAGCGCAGGGGCGTGGTCGCCATGTCGCTGAGCGCAGCCAGCAGCCGCTGCCGCTCGGCTGGTGATAGGTGTCGCTTGCGGACCCGTTCGGTCAGCTTGGCAACCTTGCCGCATGGATTGGACCCTTCCGGTCGCAGCTGCCACAGCTCGGCCTTGTTGAAGGCAGCGCGGACCGACTGCAGGACGCGGTTCCGCATGATCGGCTTGATGCTGTCCAGAAGATCAAGGATGTCGCGGCGCTGCACGTCCCCCACGCGCCGGCGGCCAATGGAGGGCAGCACATGGAGCTTCCACATGCGGCGGTAGGCGTCGGCTGTGGAGGCGCGGAGCTTGCTGTAGTGGCGGGCATCCATCAAGGCGTGCAGATCGGCCACAGATGGCTCCGCGGCTGCCCGCTGAGGTGCTCTGCCTTGGACCGCCTCCGAGAGGAGCTTGAGGGCTTCCCTGCGCGCGGCGACGCGGTTGAGCACATCGGCACGGCCAATCTTCTGGGTGCGCTGCCGGCCGCCTTGCTCCCTGAAGCGCAGATACCAGGTCCGCACTCCAGACGGCAGGCTGAGGATCCCAAGGCCAGGCACGGAACTGTCGGCTTCCCACTGCTTCATCGCTTCCTCCATTCGCGCACTATTCGCGCAGATTTGCGCGAACGGCCGTGAGATTGCGCGAACGGCGGTGAAGTGTCAATCCGACCAAGAACCGGTAAGCTATTGAAATAGTGAGATTCCGTGAGAAAGAAGTGGCGACCCCGGAAGGATTCGAACCTTCGACCTAGTGCTTAGAAGGCACTTTGCCGCTTCGTTTATACCAACGAAAACAACAGCTTCTATAGCCGCGTCGCCCGTTCGCGCACTATTCGCGCAGGCGCCTCAGCCGGATCATCCAGCGCGATCATGCGGTAGTCATCGACCCCGTGGATCTCCGCCCAGTGCTGCGCGGCGATGTGGGTGGGGAACGGCCCGACGTGCCACGGGCCGAGGTTGAGGATGTAGGTCATGGGTGGATGAGTGCGACAGTCGGACAGGTGCTGCTTGATGGCAGCGGCCATGGCTGCCAGATCATCCTCGCTGAAGGTGATGGTCATGCCGCCAGAGCCTCCAGAGCAGCCCTCACGTCGGCGGCTTTGTAGCCGTTGGCGGCTTCGGTCAGGCTGCCGTAGTTGCGGCCCATGCCGGTGCCGGTGCCGACCAGGACGTTAACGGTGCCCCAGCTGGTGAAGGTCACCTGCACTTCGCGGCCCTTGCCGGTGGTGAGCACGAAGGCGTTGTCGGCGGCTTGCTGGATCAGGGTCATGGCCGGGTGGGTGGCTGTCGATGTGTGAATCATACACCGCAGACAGCGCACACTTCGCCCATCGCCCAGCCAGTTCACCCGCTGTAACAAAGCCCGATCCGGTTGCGCCCGCTACCGTTGGCTCAGCCGGGCGTCTGCCCATGCGGGCTTACCTGGTCGAAATCAACGCCAAGCTGATCGTTCGATCTGAAACCGAACCCGAGGAGCTGCCAGCCGACATCTACAGCCAGCTGGCGGAGTTCATCCCCAGCGACGACGACATCGTGGATCTCGACGTTTCTGCCTTCCTCCTGCCCGGCCAAGACGATGGTGGACAAGCACCACATTGACGAGACGCGGCTCGTCACCCGTCGCTCGGCGCGTGATCAGATCCATCTGGCATGGAACTATGAGTGCGCCTACTGCGGCGACCCGCTCGGCCGCAGCCCGACCCTCGATCATGTGACACCCAAGGTCCACGGCGGCCTGACGGTACGCCAGAACCTCGTCAGCTGCTGCTTCATGTGCAACAGCCAGAAAGGCCACAAGGGCTGGGTGGACTGGTTTCGCGCCCAGCCGTTCTGGTCCGCCACCCGCGAGTGGTCGATCGTTCAATGGTTAGGGCAGGATCTTACTGAGCGCCCAGATGATCAGAACGCAGGCGACCCAGTAGATGATCGACAGGTAGGTGATCTCAGCCAGGGTCACGGGCTAGCAGGTGGTTGAGGTACAGCTCAGCCTGCCACAGGTCGCTGGAATAGCGGCAGTACCCCTTGGCGCAGCTGCGGTAGTACAGCTCCCCGCCAGCAGCCGGTTCCAGCGTGTCAATCCAACCGCCATCGCGGTCGGTCCGGCTGATCACGATGGGCTCTTGCATGGTGTGAACACCGCGCAGGTCGGCGCAAATCTGCCCCCAGTCTGGCGACATTCGGGGATCTCCAGCTCGCATTTGCCGCGGCCGCCAGGCGTCCAGTGGATGCAGTCCCAGCACATCAGCTTGCTCTCCTGCTCCACCGGCCGCGCCTTGGCACGAAACGCGGTGTAGAGGTTCTGCCCGCGCAGCATCGCCTGCCGCAAGTCCACCGTGCCGGTGTCGGCCACCAGCTGGTGCTCGGGCTTGGGTCCGAGGATGATGTGCGCGTGCCACGTCTGGCTCGCCCGCTCACAGCTCAACAGCAGGCGGCCGGCGTGGAGCGAGATCATTCGCGTTCGCCGTGCGCGGGTCGGTGGTAGATCCGCTCCAGCACCATGCTCGGTGGGTCCGGTTCATTCACGCCTGCCGCGACGAACGCCGCGGTTGGATCAGACGGATTGGCCGACAGAAACACATCCGGCCAGAACTGGTCCTTCACCACCAGCAAGCTGACCCGTGGGCTGCGATGCAGCACCCAGATCGCCAGGCGGTCGAGCAGTGAAATGTTGGGGAGGATCATCGGTTCAGTTTGGCGAGATACCACGCAGCTTTCAACAGTGACTCGGCGCCACCTTTGAGGCGTTCGCGCCAGATGTACTTGAGGGCATTGCCTTTGCAATACCCCCGGAACTCCTCCGGTGTCAGCGCGGCCTCGATCGCGTCGATGCACTCGATTTCGCCTTGCCGGTAGTGGTCGGGATGGTTGACCGGATCGCTCATCGCCTTTTCTCCTCCAGCTCGCTGGCCAGCACTGCTGCAGATCGCAGCAGCGTGGTCAGTGTCATCGGCCTCATGTTCCGGTCAGAGGCGTAGCGCAATGCCCAACGAAAACCCATCGACACATTGCCGCCACCCAGTTCACGCGCTTGCTCGATTTCCTCACGGCTCATCCTGATGTTCACCGTGAAGTTCCGGCCTTTGCCCTTTGGGCGCCGATCGCTCAGGACCATCGGCCTCCCAGCAGGAAACGACGGCAGACGGCGATGCACTGCTGCGCGTGCTTCTCCGCCAGGTGGCTCTCGGCTTCACCGATCGCGGTGACGCAGGCGGCGTGAAGATCCGGGTAGGAGGTGTCGCGGAAGTTGGCAGCAATGTCGCGGCAGAACTCCTCCCATAGCCCGGTGTAGGTGCCGCAGGTGCGGCCGCTGGAGGCGTAGAGCGCGTCCATCATGTTGGCGCGCTGCTGGTCGAGTTGGACGCGGTTCATGGTTGGATCAGTGCTTGCAGGATGTTGAGCAGCTCCTCGCGGCGCGCGGAGATGTGCGGGTGGCTGGGCATGTTGGCCAGCTGATCAAGGCGAGCGCGGAGCAGCGTGGCCAGCCGCAGGCGTTCCTCCTGCTGGCCGGCGTTGAACATGCCGGAGTCGCTGATCAGGGCTTCCAGTTTGGCGCGGATGTGATCCATCAGGCGACCTCCACCACGGCGCCAGGCCAGCGTGCCTCGGCGTATCGGATCGCGTGCTTCTTGGTTTCGGCGCGGGTGATCCAGGTCATCGGCTGAGCTCCGGGCTTGTAGACGATCAGCTTGTAGTCACGGGTCCGGGCTTTGGGCCGCGGCCGGCTGATGCCTTCACCGTGGCGGCTGGTAGTGGTCTCCTCGATCCACTGGAACGGAACGATCTCACGCATGGATGGATGGGTCGGTGACAGTTGCAGGGTTGAGCCATTCGATCTGGTCCCACCACGGCATCCACTCAAGGGACGCCTTGCTTTTGGCCTCGGCAAGGTTGTGCGCCCAGACGCACTCGATCACGTTGGCCGACGGGATCTGGAAGTAGAAGCGGCGGAGCTTGGTCATGGCCGGAGCGGCGCATGGCACGCCGGGTGATCGTTGTGGGCTTGCACGGCAGCCTCACGGCCGCCGGCGTAACCAGCTGCATAGATAGCGGCGAGCGTCACCAGGGCGGTGATGCGGTTGATCCAAGGATTGGTGATCATTGTGGTGTGGGTGGTGGTGGTGGGCGCTGGTGATCAGAACACCATGGCGTTCAGGAACTGCAGCACCAAGGCGCGCTGCTCGGCGCGGGTCATCTCGGGGCGTGCTTCGCGCACTGTCCTTGCAATCGCACGTGCGGCCAAGGCACGGGCGCTCTGGCGGCTGGTGGGACGGAGGTCGTCGGTGGCGGTCATGGCTGTCGGTGGGTGGTGGCCTCGTCGGCCGTCCCCTAATGATGATGCACCGCGGGCAGCGCATCACCTCCCGTGTGACATTTCTTCATGCGGCCACCCATCGGCCTCCCGCGA